AATTTGCTAAGTTTTTTTACGAGCAAGGTCAAGCGAATGCAATTGATGATGCAACTAAAAAGGCTAAGAACATTGACATGGGTGTTAGAGAAACACCTAAGGATATGAATAACAAAGGATTCAGTGTTAGAGCAATGGATGATAGTAGTGGAAGAGGACTCAAAATAAAGAGTAATAAAAAATAACAAAACATTTAAAAAATAAAAAATGGCTTTTACTATTACGCCGACAAGCACGGCACTACAACCATCAGCTGAGAGAGTTGCTTTAAGCAGCAACTACCTTGGTAATGATGACTTTACATTTGCGCAGCAATACCTTCCTGATTTGATGGAGAAGGAATTTGAGCGCTACGGAAACCGCTCTGTATCTTCATTCCTTCGAATGGTAGGTGCTGAGATGCCTTCTAACTCTGACCTTATCAAATGGGCTGAGCAAGGAAGATTACACATTAAGTTCACTAACTGTGCGTCTGGTGCAGCTGCAACTGCTGATACAGCAACTATCACTGTTAATGATGCTGACGCTCCTGCTGCTGGAAAACTTCCTTTGAAAGTTGGACAGACAGTAATGCTTTCAGACAATACAGCTTCTTCTACATTTTCAAATAAAGCAATTATTACTTCAGTTAGCACAAGTGCTAATGAGTTTGATGTAGCTTATTATGAAGCAGCTGGTCAACAGTTTGATACTTCTGATGTACTTACTGTATTTGTTTATGGTTCTGAGTACAACAAAGGAACTGATGCTTCTGATTTGATTTCAGTTGATGCTGATGACAATATCTTCGAGAACAAGCCTATTATCTTAAAAGAGAAGTATGCTGTTTCTGGTTCTGATATGGCTCAAATCGGTTGGATTGAAGTAACTACTGAAAACGGTGCGACTGGATACCTATGGTATATTAAGTCTGAGCACGAAACTCGTTTACGATTTGAAGATTACCTTGAAACTGCAATGGTTGAGGCTGTTCCAGCTGAAGCTGCTTCTGGTGCTGGTGATTATCTTCAAGGAGTTGGCGCTGGTTTAAGTGCAGCTGGACTTAGTGGTTCTGAGGGACTATTCCACCAAGTTGAAAACAGAGGTAACGTTGCTGACGGAACTTTAGATGCACTTGAAGACTTTGACAATGTTGTTAAGCGTCTTGATAAAGAAGGTGCTATTGAAGAGAATGTTCTTTTCATTGACCGTCAATTGAGCTTTAGCATCGACGATATGTTGGCTGCTCAAAACTCTTACGGTACTGGTGGTACTTCTTATGGATTGTTTGACAATGACGAAGACATGGCCCTTAACCTTGGATTCTCTGGATTCCGCAGAGGGTATGACTTCTACAAGTCTGACTGGAAATACTTGAATGACGCTACTATGAGAGGTGGAGTTGTTGGAGGAGCTATCAACGGTATTCTTGTACCTGCTGGTTCTACAACTGTTTATGACCAAGTTCTTGGTAAAAACGCTAAACGTCCATTCTTACACGTGCGTTATAGAGCTTCTGAAACTGAAGACCGTAAGTACAAAACATGGATTACAGGTTCTGCTGGAGGCGCTTCTTCAAGCGACCTTGATGCAATGCAAGTTAATTACTTGTCTGAGCGTGCAATTTGTGTACTTGGTGCTAACAACTTCTTCTTATTCGAAGACTAATATCTATGGGGGAGGGAGTTTCTCTCCCCCTTTTTTTAACTTTAATTAAAATTTTAATATAATGGCAAAGAAACAAGCCGTCCTTACGGACAAAGTTTACAGACTAAAACGAAGCACAACGCCACTTAGCTATATGCTTCAAACTAAAAGCTCAAGAAGAAAACCACTTCTTTATTTTGATGGGCAAACCAACAGAGAGCTTAGATACGCAAGAAACCAAAAGACACCTTTTTTAGACGAGCAAGACGGTAATGCTGTTCTTGAACCAGTTATTTTTGAAACGGGTCTTTTGTATGTTCCTAAAACAAATCCAGTTTTGCAGGAGTTTTTAAGTTACCACCCTGGTAACGGTAGTGTATTTGATGTTGTTGACAACGAAAAAGATGCTGCGGTTGAGGTTGAAACATTAGACCATCAACTAGAAGCTCAGATTCAAGCTCGTGATTTAGAACTTGAAGTTATAGAAACATTGTGCAGAGTATTGCTTGGTCAGAATGTAGATAAGATGACAAGTGCAGAAATGAAACGAGACATTAGATTGTTTGCTAAAAACAATCCAGTTGACTTCCTTGACGCTCTTAATGACCCAATGCTCAAGCTTCAGGATTTGTGTTACAGATTATTTGATGAAGGTGTAGTTACTCTTAAAAACAATAAGAAAGATATTTACTACAACCTAAAGTCAAACAAAAACAAAATCATGACAGTGCCATTTGGTGAAGACCCAGTGTTTATGCTGGCATCATACTTCCAAACAGATGATGGTATTGAGGTGATGAAGATTTTAGAAAACAAGATTGAATCTTCTGAAGACTAACAAAAATCACAGACATTGTAAGGGGCTCTAATTTTAGAGCCCTTTCTTTTTTTGCTTATCTTTGTGTAAATTTTTACGATGATAAACTCTGTAAGAACAACAGTATTGGCCATAGCTAATAAGAATAACTTTGGCTATATATCACCGAATGATTTCAACCTCTATGCAAAGCAGGCTCAACTTGATTTGTTTGAGGATTATTTCTATGCATACAATGCACAGATAAGAAAAGAAAACGCAAGGCAATCAGGGACTGGGTATGCCAATATTACGGAAGGCTTGGCAGAAGTAATTGATTCTTTTTCTGTTGTAGAAACTTTATCTAATGCAGTAGGAGATGTAAGTAATGTATATCAAGTGCCCAACTACTATTATATAAATAGCTTAACAAGAGTTAATGGCATAGAAATTTTGAATGAAATAGAGAAGGTAAGTCAGTCAAAATATTATGCACTACAGGTTTCTAATTTAACAAAACCAACTGAAGAATATCCTGTTTATGTTTTAGATAATAATAATATTACTGTATATCCAAATACAATAGTTGGCAATGGTGCTGTATCGTGTTCTTACATAAGATATCCAAGAGACCCGAAATGGACATATATTGACATTGCTTCTGGAGAGCCTGTGTTTGACGCAACTGCATCTGACTATCAGGATTTTGAGCTACCACTTTCTGATGAACCATCTCTTGTTATGAAGATACTTCAATACGCTGGAGTATCAATAAGAGAAAAGGACCTGGTGGCTTTTGGAAACAACGAAGAACTAAAAGAACAACAACAAGAACAATAAGATGGCTTATATATCTGATTATAAATATTACGAAGAGGACAACGGAGAAAACTTTGGTTCGTCTCAGTATATAAAGTTATCTGAGATTGTAAACAATTTTATGTTGATGTATGTTGGAAACCACGAGATTATCAACAACATACCAAGGTACAAAGTTTTGTTCCATGCAAAGCGTGCTATTCAAGAGCTTCACTATGATGCAATGAGGGATGTAAAAGTTCTTGAGCAATCAGTTACAGACAGACTTCAAGTTATACTTCCAAGTGATTATGTAAACTATGTTCGCATATCAATGTATAAAGACAACATATTGTTCCCACTTGTTGAGAACATGCAAACAAATTATTCTAAAGCATACCTAAAAGACAATAACGACAAGATATTGTTTGACAACAATGGTAGAGTTTTAGAGGGATTATCTGACCTTGATTACGACAGAATCAATAAGCTTCAGAAGAGTTTATACCTAGGAGATGGTATAATGAATGGAGAAAGAGGTTATTATGATGGAGAAAACTGGTATTTTGATAGAGTCATAGGAGCTCGCTACGGCCTTAATACAGAGACAGCTAACATCAACCCTACCTTTAGAATAGATAATCGCTCAGGGGTTATTAATTTTAGCTCTGAAGTTGTAGAGGGACAGAAGATTATTATTGAATATATATCAGATGGATTAGAGAAGGGTGAAGACAGTCAAGTTGTTGTAAACAAACTTGCTGAAGAATTTATATATGCCTATATTAGGTACATGATATTGAGCACAAAGCTAGGCGTTCAGGAATATATTGTTCGAAGAGCACAAAAAGAAAAGACAGCTTTGTATCGAAATGCTAAGTTAAGAATGAGTAATCTACACCCAAGCAGACTTCTTATGAGTCTACGGGGTCAATATAAGTGGATAAAGTAATATGATTACAAAGACTACTTTCATAAAAGGCGTGATGAATAAGAGCGTCGATGAACGCTTGTTACCTCAAGGTGAATACATTGATGGACTTAACATTAGAGCTGGCTCTACTGAAGATAGTGAGATTGGAGCTATAGAAAACTCAAAAGGAAATGAGCTCTTAACAAATATACCTGGTGGTATTACAACCCTTGAATACAATGGAACTGCTCTTGATGAGAGTAATGGAGCTATGTGTATCGGAGCTTATGAAGACGGAGCTAACGAAACCATATACTTTTTTGTAACAAGTGAGATTGCAGATATCATAGCATCTTGGACTGTAGGTGAAGATGGTGTTAGTGGTGCTATCAGATATCATGTTATTAGTACATCTGTACTTAACTTCAGCAAGGAAAACAGAATTGTAGGTATAGACAAAGTAGATGACCTTTTATTCTTTACAGATAATTTAAACCCTCCACGAAAGATAAATGTAACACGCTCATATGGAGAGCCAGAAAATGATGTCGACTCAATTACAGAAGAGGATTTGTCTGTGATTGTAAAACCACCATTGAATGCACCTACCATATCAACCTTTAACTCGGAGAGAAGAGGTAACTATCTTGAAGATAAAATTATAACATTCTCATATAGATGGAGATATCAAGACGGAGAGTATAGTGCCTTGTCTCCATTTTCAGAGGCTGCGTTTTCACCTATTGGATTTCGATTAGATTTAGATGGATTGTTCAATGCTGGAATGAAAAATAGAATGAACAATGCTGTTGTTGAGGTTG